ATGTGCAGTCTATTCACGGGCGGTTCTCAAGGGTCCCGGAGCGTACATTCCTTGAACACAAAATTATTTGATTCCTAAACAGGAATATCGGTCTTATAGCACAATTGGATAGTGCACTTGCCTTCTAAGCAAGAGGTTGTGGGTTCGAGCCCCACCATGGTCGCCAAAGCATCAGTGTCCGAGTTGGTCTAAGGAGCCAGACTTAAGATCTGGTGCTCTCATGAGCGCGTGGGTTCGAACCCCACCTGGTGCAAAAATCGTATTATACTATATGGAATTCACATTGGATGATAAAGGTTCAGCCAATGTGACTTTCAATGTTGCGACCTGTAAGGATGTTACAGTAGATGATCTCAAGAGATTATCAGATGAGATACGTATCAAGGCATATGATGTCGTGATAACTTTTAATATGTCAGGTGTCGGTCCTAGGCTATTTGCCTCACTCTTGAAAATGGTCCAGGAAATGATTGAATATACAAAACACGACGGGCTTCTCAGACGGGTAGAAGTTCTCAAGGCTCATTTTATATTCAAATTACTCTTTCGAATAGTCCCCAAAGAAATACGTGATATGACTGTTTTTATAAAATAATAAATACTCAGGAATGGAGTGGTTGCGTTTCAATCCTGATTTTGATGCAAAAATACTCAACGTAACGATATTGATGGGTCCATTTATAGAATATCAGCCCACTAGAAAAGAGGATGTCGATGCATTTTGCCAGTCTCTTTATCCTATTCTCGACCAGATACAGGAATTATGCAAGAATCATGGCATGACCCAAGTATGTACTACTGACCTGTCCGGGATAAAAATCAAGAAACTCAAGCCGGTCATTATGATGAAGGTCATCTGGAATATTTACGAGCACACCAAGGATTGTATTTTACTTTCAAAATGTGAAATCGCTGGGGGAGGAACGTTGGCTGGCTCGCTTCTCGTGGCGGTCCGTGGGCTCCTTCCGCCCTTCATGCGTAACATGGTCCAACTAATTCCGGATCAAAATCAAGATTACAAAGGAGACGAGGAGAGCGATGATGATTCCGAATTTCTGGAATGCATAACGGATGAAGTAATTTAGGTCATATGTTCGGTCGAGGCCAATGTCTCCTTCGAAGGCTGACTTCATAAGGCCCACGAGCGGGGCGTCCTCCATAGAAACCTGTTTTGCGAGTGTTTCATAAGTGCATAAAATTTTTATAGGAAACCTATTGAGTTGGAAATCGACCGAGACCTTCATGAGACTCGGGTCGAACGGATAAATTTTACGAGCACACTCGAGACGTATCAGGTAGGCGTGAGTTCCGAGCGGCTGTCCTTCATAGAGGGACTCTGATACATTTTGTTTGAAAATTGGTATGAGTGGACCAAGGTGAATAATATCCCATGGAATACTTTTTGCCTCTTCCAGAATCTGCTGCAATTTTGTTTTAAAATTGGGAATAAGCCGGACGTCATCCTCCATGATCAGGGCGAGAGCGTGACCCTTTTCGACAATGTCCTTCCAGATCCGTGTGTGACTCATAGAACATCCGTATTCTGATGGTGTGACGTAGATTCCTGAAGGGGTTCCGACTCGCCCGTCGGTTGCCCGGAAGAATTCAACGGCAAGTCCTTCTCTGTCGAACTCTGCTCGGACATCTCGTCGTCGGTCTTTTCGCTTTTCAAGATTGACGCAATAGGCGTGCATTTATATTCATCTTCATTTTTAGAGTAAAATTCGAACGCATCGAGTATATTCCAGGTGATGATACCGAGCAGGACCGACCTGATATGCTCTGGTCCAAACCGGATGACACATACAGGGACCACGATCCATATGATTCTCTGAAAATTTCTCAGAAATTGGAAAACAATGTAGGTCAAAAACAAAACGAACAGCTCGAGCTTCATTTACAAGACCAACTTAAAAAAATAGGGCCTAAAAAACACAATGAGCGATCTCCTCGTTTTTTATCCGAGGGGCTCCAAACTCGTCATAGAGTTTCTGGGGGCTCGATATATAGAGCGTCAGCCAAAAACTCCAGAAGATGCGACCCTATTTATGAATGAAGTTCGGCCGATCATTCAACAGCTTGACGACTATGTAGTCAAAAATGGACTCAGTGAGATCATAGAGCTCAATTTAAAGGACGTGCCCCTTTCAAAATTGAACGCCGAGACGGCCATCCATCTTATACACCTAATGTCTGAAATTAGACCCGAAAAGGGACTGCTTGAAAAAATATGTATAACACATTCTAACCCTATTTTCAATATGATTTATAGAGGCGCCAAAGGTCGACTTCCGGCACGAGTCAGAGATATCGTGGAGATTGTAGCCGATACAAAATTCTTTTGATATATAAATGGCCGGTGGAGGTCTGTTGCAACTTGTAGCATATGGAGCCCAGGATCTTCACCTCACGGGCGAGCCTAAAGTCACCTTCTTCCAGGCGGTCTACAAACGCCACACGAGTTTTACAATGGAGGCCACAAAACATGATTCTCAATTTTCATTCTCAAATGGTCTTGTATCGAGCATAAAAATCGATCGCCGGGGGGATCTGCTCGGAGACATATGGCTCGAGCTGCCTTCCCAAAATCAGACGATACTTACCTCTCCCCAGCAGTTGTGCTGGGTAGCAGAGAATGCGTTAAAAAAGGTTGAACTCGTCATTGGAGGTCAAGTCATAGACACGCACTATAAAGTATGGTGGCGGTTATGGTCTGAATGTTTTTTGAACTATACCAAAAAGATTAACTGGGGTAAAATGACAAGCTATCCCGGAAATCAACCAGCAGATTATGGATTCGTCTATTTACCTCTACTGTTCTTTTTTTGCAGAAATGAAGGTTTATTCCTACCCCTAATAGCTTTACAAAATCATGAAATTTATATAAATTTCCATGTCGCTGATAATTATTCTACATATTTCACCGGACCTCCAAATATATGGATAAATTACGTGTTTCTCGATACTCATGAGAGGGCTCTCTTCGGTTCAAATAGTCATGAATACCTGATAGAACAGGTTCAGTATGCCGGAAGCTACAGCATGACTTCGAAATCAGAAACCAAAATTCCTCTGGCATTTAACCATCCAGTGAAGGAGCTCATATGGTGTTATACAGATCCGGCAAACTCTACACTTTGGGACTTTTCTACTGACGGATATTCATCAATTGCAACACTTACATTAAAAAATGTCATAGAGCCAACACTTCCTCATTTTTGCGGGTCTCCTTTAGTAACTGACAAAATACCTACTGAAGAAGCCAAAGGACCGCTTTTAACAGCGAAAATTCTTTTCAATAATCAAGATCGTTTTCAATCCCAGACTGGAAAATATTTCAATCAATATCAGCCTTTTAAATATCATTCCGGGACACCATATGTTGGGATATACACATACTCTTTTGCACTCGACCCAGAAGCCCATCAGCCGAGTGGAACGTGTAATTTTTCGCGCATAGTCGACCAGACCCTGGTCGTTCAGTTGAAATCCACGATGTATCTCCCTACAAATCAACAACTTTTTGCCGTAAACTATAATGTTCTCCGTATAAAGAGCGGTATGGCCGGGCTTGCATTTGCAAACTAATTTTATTTTCATATATAAATGGCTGGAGGACTCGCCCAGATAGTAGCGTATGGAGCCCAGGATGTGTATCTCACGGGCCAGCCCAAGGTTACCTTTTTCCAGGCAGTCTACAAGCGTCATACAAACTTCGCCATGGAGGCCATAAAGCAGAACATAAACGGAACATTTACGAATAGTTCAAAAATTTCAGCGGTCGTCGGGCGTTTCGGGGATTTGCTCGGAGATACGTGGATAGAGCTTCCAGTGACGACGAGTGGAACTCTTGGGCCGACCTCGACCAACGATGGCACGACGAGAGATACATGCTGGATAGCTGAAAGAGCATTTACCCAAATTGATTTTGTTATCGGAGGAAACCTGATTGACAGACATTACCAGAGCTGGTGGAGACTATGGTCTGAATGCTTTCTCGATGAGTCTCGCAAGTCTGGATACGGAAAGATGACGTCTTTTCCAGCAACGACACTCACTGGAACAGTTATTTTACCTCTCCTCTTTTTTTTCTGCAAAAATCCAGGACTCTTTTTGCCACTGGTCGCGCTCCAAAACCACGAGGTCCGTTTAGATCTTTATTTAACTCCTGATTTCACAAACTATTTTACAGGAACCGTAAACATGTGGTCTAATTATGTATATATAGATGTCGAAGAGCGCAGACGCCTGGCTCAGGGCACGCACGAATACCTGATCGAGCAGGTCCAGCAATCTATAATAATACCGTCCACAACTCCAACTCGGGTATATTTTAATCATCCGGTGAAGGAACTCATCTGGTGCTATCAACAGCCCGGAACCGCTCTATATAACATGTGGAACTTTTGCGCCCCTAATGGTTCTGGAATTTTCCCTATAATAAGTTGTCTGCCAACAAATGGTATGATACCAGGATTGGCTGGGCGACCATTTATCGCTGCAGGATCAAGTAGTTCCCCGACATGGTCTGAGGACGGATCATCTATAAGCGCTGTTGGCGCAGCAAATGTGGCAGTTCAGGCCCCGCTCTCTAATTTCAACATACTATTCAACAACCAGCCAAGGTTCGAACTACAGTCTGGGAAATATTTCAATCAATATCAGCCCTTCCGGTACCATTCAGGAACGCCATACCCAGGAATTTACGTCTACTCTTTCGCCCTCAAGCCTGAAGAGCACCAGCCGAGCGGAACGTGCAACTTTTCCAGAATCGAAAAGGTCGAGGTTGTATCGACACTTAAATCGACTGCAGGCACGCCCAACCAGATTATATATGCAGTAAACTACAACATCCTACAGGTTCAGAGCGGTATGGCCGCACTTGCTTTTTCTAATTAATAGTATGACGTGGACTCAAGACGAAGAAAAGTTTCTCGAAAATCTTGAAAAACAATGTGGTGTATACTACAAACACTTTAACAAGGAATACATATATTACAATAAATTATCATCAAAATTTAATATTCCTATACTCATCGTATCGGCCGTAAATTCTCTAATAGCTATTGTTCTGGTCCCATTCGTTCCTCAAAAATACGTAAGTATAATGAACGCCGTCCTTTCGGCTGGAACAGGGGTCGTAGGTTCCGTGCAACTCTATCTAAAAGTGAATGAAAAGATGTCGAACGCACTTCGATCATCGATCCTTATGAAACGCCTCTCTCTCAAGATATCTAAGGAACTTAGTATATTTCCTGAGAACCGACTTTCAGACGGTCAAGGATTTTTGTCTGATTCATTTACAGAATTCAACGCGGCTATAGAACAAGCAAATCCAATCCAAAAAGAACTCAAAAATCACTTAGACCAAACTGGGACCAAAAGGCTTTGGGGTCTTCTTGATAGAGTAAATATTGACGTTCATTCTCGGGATCCTGAGCCGTCACCTCCAATCCAGGTGGAAGCTGTTCGACAAGCACGGGATTCAGAGACTTCAACTCAGGATCCCTGAGCTTCGCCAATTCAAATGCTAGATCCAGGTCGAGCCCAGGATCGACGCGGACCCAGTAATGCACGCAAACTTCCCGAGTTTCGGGTATTATACAAAAACCCTTGACACATTCGGTCAGAAAACCCTTTTTGTCAATGATTTTCTTCAGAAGCACAGCATATTGGACGGCCGTTCCCGTAACCTTGTGTAGCTTGAGGCGGAGAGCGGTCCGTTTCAGTATATCCATTCAGCAATAAAGCTGTGTATCCTTTATAAGATAACATGACAGACCCTATCCTCGCTCCGAATCTCTCCAGGTTCACGACATTTCCAATCAGATATCCAGACTTGTGGGCTCTGTATAAAAAAGCGATAAGTAGCTTCTGGACTGTCGAGGAGATTGATCTCGGTGCGGACCTCAAGGACTGGGAGCGCCTCTCTGACTCTGAACGCCACTTCATCAAGACGGTCCTCGCCTTTTTCGCTTCTTCAGATGGAATTGTGTTTGAGAATTTAGAACTAAATTTCACGAAAGAGGTCCAGATTCCAGAGGCGCGATCATTCTATGCGTATCAGGGATTCAACGAGAGCATTCATGGCGAGACTTACTCTTTGATGATTGATAAACTTGTGAAAGATCCAGTAGAGAAAGATAGTCTATTTAGGGCCATAGAGACTGTGCCCGCTGTAAAGAGAAAGGCAGAATGGGCCCTCCGCTGGATTTCACCTGGAGCATCGTTTGCTCAGCGGCTCGTAGCCTTTGCGTGCGTGGAGGGTCTGTTCTTTTCGGGCTCTTTCTGTGCCATATTCTGGCTCAAGAAGCGGGGTCTCATGCCAGGTCTCTCTTTCAGCAACGAACTGATTTCTAGGGACGAGGGCCTCCATCAAGAATTTGCAGTGACTCTGTATAGTCACCTCCAAGAGAAGTGTCCATCATCTGAAATACGTTCAATAGTCGAGAGCGCCGTGGATATAGAACGCGAGTTTATAACCGAGGCGCTCCCATGTAAGCTCATCGGAATGGATTCGACCGAAATGATGAGATATATAGAATTTGTCGCAGATCGACTCATTATGCAATTTGGAGAACCGGCCATATACGGTTCTCAAAATCCATTTGATTGGATGGAGTCGATAAGTCTCGAGGGAAAGACTAATTTCTTCGAGAAAAGAGTCGGAGATTACTCAAAACACATGGTATCAGAAGGAGACGATATTCGGTTTGATTCAGATTTTTAATCAGAGACTCATTTACAGGTTTTTAATAAAAATTTCATCAATTTTACTTTCAATAGATTTTACTCGGTCACGAATATATTTAAGATCGTCTTCAACATATATATTTTTCTGAAACAATTTGTTATTTGTGTCATCACCACCAACGATATTCTTGAGATTTTCAAGTGTATCAAAATCCGTTCTTATATACTCGTCAATATTAAGTCGCTCGGGGGTCCAACAACTGCGTAGATATATTGTATTTATTTCATTTATTTCCCCAATAAAGTAAAATACGTTATTTTTCAAAGCTTCTTCACAAATATTTTCAATAGGAAATGTACGACCATTTAATAAATCAACTAAACAATACTCGTAATAATCATCACCACATTGTTCTATTGTACCAAAACTAGACAACGGTATGAGACCGTGGTCAATTTGACATTCAGTTACATTAACAAATTCATAACAGCCCGACTCTCCGACTTCTATTAGAGTTCCGTTAATTAGTATCGCATCTCCGTGTCGATATCCACACGATATTTCCAAAGCCATGACAAATTTAGTATCATCTAAAAGCAGACAATTTTCAAATCCCAGATTATTACAAACAGTGTTGATACTCAAGCATGATATAACAGTTCCTGAAACTAGTGATGGTGATGGTGATGGTGGCATCGGAGGACTGGGCGTTCCTAAAAGACCTGGCATCGGAGGACTGGGCGTTCCTAAAAGACCTGGACTCGGAGGAGACGGTCTTCCGAGAACAGGGCTCGGGGGCCCAAAGCGACGTACACTTTGGGTGGCGAACAGAGATGTTAAAAACTTAAACATCATATATTATCAAGTAACTTTTCTTTTAAGTCACTAGGAATCTATTTTTTTGATAATTTCTATTTGACTGATCGTCTGCGTCATCTCTTGAGCTAAATACTGAGATTTTGACATGGGTCACGATAATGAAAACTATGGCGTGCAAGAAGAGACCGGCTATAGTAGGCAAGCCATCGCTATTCGCGATCCAGGACCCCAAGAGCCCGCTGGTGAGTCTAAACATGAAAGGACTTGCGAGGAGCATGAAAAAGATAATATGAATAATCATTTACTATTTGCATATAAAATATCTAAGCGTTAGCCTCGTCTATATCTCCGGGGACATCGGAAAAAGTAGACATCTTGCGGCCCATGACCAGGCGGTACGCAAAGTGGACCACGAGGATGTAGACCAAGGCATGCAGAAGCAGGCCGGCGGTGGTCGGCAGGCCGTCGGCGCTCGCGACCCAGCTTCCTAGGATCGAGCGAACGATCTTGAAGGTCATTGGGTTTGCTACAATAAAGAACACAATGAAAAGCATGAGCATATTTTTCATATGGAAATTCATTTGGTAATATCTGGCTACATTTTTTTCACCGAAGTTCATAATTTCCTGGGGCGGTCGAGCGAGTCACTGGCTGCCGGGCCCAGTTGCTGATGTTTACGAGTGGGGGTCTCTCATAATTCCTCGGCCCTCCGTTTGGGAGCTGGCGAGCGTTCAGGCGCGTGAAAAAGTTTGCGTATTTAGGACCTCCCGGCCTGGAGGCGTTGATCCTTCTGTTATTTCCGGAATTTCTGCCTGAATATCTATTGGCATTGCCATTTATTGAACTCATGTAGGTATTGAGTTCATTCAATTTGCGGGTCGCATTGTTGACGGACACCGCGGCTGGCATTTGGGGCTTGACCCCGATGACGGCGCTCGTCGCGGCCGCGTTGGCTCTTCGCGATGCTGACACGACTCCTGCGATAGATGTGCCTAGCCTATTTTTGTATGAAATATTGTTGACTCCTCTGGTATTGAGTAAATTCTGTATGTTTGCCCGACTTCTTTTATCCAGAGGAAGAGCATTATAGGCCTTTATGTAATTTTTTAGAGAATTTTTGAGTGTATCTGAAGCGGCCATCTTTTGCATTTCGAGCGCATCTGCCGGTTTTAAAATTCCGACTTGGCTGAACCTTGCCCCCATTCTTAGAATATGGTAAGAAAATATGTGACGTAGACGCTACATAAAGGCTGAAGACGTGTAGAAGGTAGAAGAAAAAAATGGCTCTCTCGATGTTCTCCAGTTTCAACCCTTCTGATGTGACTTTCAGCGATGTCCGCAAGAATACCAAGGGTGGCAAGGTGGTCTACCTCAACTCTGTGATCGGGCAGAAGCTTATTTTCCAGCTACCAGCGATGCGTGCACCGTTTGGCCTGAGCGAATACAAGGATGAGTCATCTGGTCGCGTGAGTTACTCGCTTCCATTGAGTCTCGACAAGCCGGAGATTCTCGAGGCCTTCTCAAATTTTGACGCGCGTGTTCTTGACTATATCACAGAGCACTCCGAGGAGCTTCTAGGAAAGCGCATGAGTCGCGAGGTTATCTCTGAGGGTATGTATAAGAGTCCGGTGAAGCCAAGCTCCAAAGAGGGCTATTCCCCTACCCTGAACCTCAAGGTTATCACAAATCCCAAAGATGGTTCTATTGTCACCGAGGCTTACAACCACCAGCGCCAGCCGGTGCCTCTGACAACAGTCGAGAAGGGTCAGTCTCTGAATGCAATCATCGAGCTCAATCAGATCTGGCGCACTCCGGCTGGTGTTGGGGTCTCTGTTCGGGTTCACCAGGTCCTCTTTGCCGCGACCAACAAGCTCAAGCCCTGCGCTTTTCTGAACGCTCCAGATGAGGATGAGGATGAGACTGTCAGCGTAGACGATGAGTAAATAATATTTGTAATATAGTAAATGGATTGGATACAAAAGAAAGAATTTCAACTTGTAAAACTCCCCGATAGACACTATGTATTTCGCAAAAATAATTCAGGAAGTCGCGAAATAAATGTTCCTAAAACAATTCTTACAAAATTTCAGGCACGAAATTGGCTTTTAGCACACCCAAACGCGCCAACTCGTCGCAAGAGAGGTACAAAAATTATTATGAACCCAAATGGAACGTATCCGCTAGGTGTCCCCGGTGGGTATATGCGGTTTAGTTCTACAAAAAATATGAAAAATTTTTTAAAGCCGCTTCCGACTAACCTCCCTTTTTTAAAGCCTGATCCAACTCCGTGTGATTTTCGTTCGACGCTTAAAACCTTCGAGCCTATCGGAAAGGGTCGCCAAGGCATTGTATATTTCGCCTTTAACGGAAAAAAGAAATTTGCCATAAAGATCATTCCACGAGACTTACTTGCAGCCAAGCGCAAAGAGCCTCAGCCATCTGATGTTGAATTTAAAATACAAAAAGCTGTCTGCTCAGTGGCTCCCAAGGGGGTCGTCAATGTGTATGATATTCTACGATGCGATAATTTCATTAGTCCAAATGAGATTGATATGAAAAACGTCCAAAATTCAGCCCACTACGACAAGTCCAAGCAGGCCATCATCACTATGCAGTGGTGTGATGGCGGGAATCTTTCCAAGAAACTCGAGTCTTTATCTGACAGCCAAATGCTATCAGGAGTTCTATCAATTCTCGATACTCTTATGAAGATTCGTGAAAAATATCCAGAGTTTCGTCACAATGATCTGCATCTTGAGAATGTATTTCTGAATAATGGAAATTGGCTCATTGGTGATTTTGGTTGGTCTAGGCTCAAGAAGAATGGTACGAACCCTGCGGTCAATTCTGCCAACGGGACACAGACTGCCTCATTTTGGGGTGTCGGACCCAAGACTGACGTGAGATACGACCATCACCTATTATTGAATGAAATTCGATACTATGTCATGAAACAGCCAATGAGATATCGCAAGACTCTTAAATTCCTGGATCGTGCGGTGCCTTCTGGGTATCGCGGGGAGAAAGATATTCACGTGTCAGAGTGGCGGCTGAAATATGCGGATCCTTGCCCGAAGCTTCCGGATATACCTGAGCTTTTACGGATTCTTCCATTTTCGGAACAAAATTTGATGACTGCCAAAATGCGTCTACGAAAGATTGGCAAGATTGAAAAGGTTCCGAGCCCTTTCATCAAAGCAGAAAATTTGATACGAGCCGGGCGCAAGATACGTCGGGCTCGCGTGGTCCGGCCGACGTCCCTGAACCTTCAGGCGGCAAAGAGACGGCTGAAAAGACTCGCGAAAACGCCGAGTCCTCCAGGGTGGCGCGACGTCAAGGTCCCTCCGGCTCTTCTCAAGACGAACGCATTTAACAAAATGGTGACAAATATTTGGACTAAAAATGGCAAAAAATCAGGGACGAACCCAGATGACCCTAATTATTTTCAGACAGCCTGGTCCAAGGCGCGAAATGTCGCGATCGAACAGCTTAAGCGTGAGCTGGCCCTCAAAGGTCCCATCCAGCCTGTTAAAAAGGCTTCTGGGCCGATAGTTCTTCCTGCGATAAAAAAGGCACCAGTGATACTCCTCGTGAAAAAGGCAAAGGTTGCTTCGCCGCCAAAGAAGATGGTCGTCACGAATGTTCCGTTTTCTAACCTTAAAAAGAGTCCAATGTCTGGGAGAATCAAGATGTTAGGGAAGGCGGGTCGCTGGGTCTATGTAGACGGCTCGACCGTGACGCTCCAACAAGTAAAGAACCTCGCGGTCCGCCATAAGATTCCAATCACAGGACTACGGTCGAAGAATGAGATCGCCAGAAAGATTTTATCCGCTAAAAATAAATGAAGATCAAGGGCAAGGATATAATTCTCGGCCTTCTCGTTCTGATCGTCATATTGCTCGTGCTCCATAAGGCTCGGTCTTTTATGGATGCCAATGAAATCACGCCAGCATCTGTCGGGAACATCATAGTCTATGGCTCGAAGGAGTGTCCGTGGTGTGTCAAGCAAGAGAAATACCTGACAGAGAACGGTTTCCCGTATACTTTTGTAGATTGTCGCGACGGAACCTGCCCCGACTTTGTCGAGAGCTTTCCGACGCTTCTGATTGATGACAAGGTCAAGACGGGCTACACTGAGCTTGGCCCGCCGAGCACCTATCCTTCACCTTCTAACATCTGAAGGCTGCGACGGCGATTGCCAGCAGGAACGTGTGCCAGAGGGAGTCGACAGGCTTGAGTATCGTCACGTGAGGGACCAGCGACTGGTTCCATAGGAAGCGAAGGAAAAAGGTCAAAATAAGAATATAGAGCATAATGATAAGAAATTTATATAGAGCATCGGCTGTGTTCTTTGAGTGCATCAGATCCAACATTTTATTATTAGCTAGGAAAAAAACTATATAATAGTAAGATGAATCCATGGGCCCCTAAATATACATGGGCCCCCTGGGGAACAAAGGGAGTCGTTCATGATAATTGCTATGACTACGCGTTGGGCTCATATTCAAATAAACGAACGACGAAAAGCGTTCCTGGCGACGCGTCTGGAAACCTGGCGACCGGACTGAAGTTTACAACCTGTGCTGGAATTGCCCGACGGGTCCTCGGTGACAACCCCGGAAACGTTTACAAAATGAAAAACCCTAATGCCAAACCTAAAAGAGGATTTTACAAGGTCATGTGTTTTGTGGCGCCTTCGAATGACTTTGGAAACACTACTGGTGATTTTCATTGGTATAAAGAAATTTCTGGAATTCGATACAAAATTAGACGAGGCGACACTATACCGTCTCTCGCTAAGTTCTTTCGGGTCAAACCAAGTGTAATTAAAGAGGCTCTTCTAAAGTCTCGCAGACCTATCACGCCGACTGACGGTCGGGTCGCCAATAATAACACCGAGCTCCGAGTCCTGAATAAATATTCTACACTCACAAAAGCACCCAAGCTCGTTCCTGGAAAAGTTATTGATTTTCCTGTAAAATTGTGGAGTCACAAGACGGGCTGGGCCGGGGGGCCTCTCATAGTCGACGCGTCGGGCAATACGATCACGGACCCGCGTAAAGCCAATCGGAACTATACTCCCGGATATCACTACACAACCTTTTGTTCGGCCTATGCCGTCCGACGGGGTTTCGCTCATACAGGGTCTAACGTGGTTCAGGTAAACCGAGCTCTCTGAGAACTTCCCCGAGTGACTCACCTGCATCTATGTCAAAATGTATATCGGTCAAGAACCGACCTTGACCTGGAACGAGTTGACGCAGGTCGATACCGAATCCGGACATAATTTCATTTATATTTGAAGATTCAAAATCAGTCGTGGTCCGTGAAGCATCGCTCGTGCGCTCTATTATGAGTCGGCACCTATAACTCGGCACGTCGAATGGCGTTCGGCACATGGGACACGTAGGATCGGGCCCAGTGCAACTCGCCTTCCAACGCGTCAGACATTTTTCATGAAATTCGTGAGTACAATCGAGTTTTCTCGTTTTACTTTGGCCCCCAATGCAAGAGAGGCATACAGAACATTGAGGGCCTCGATGTTGCCAGCACCTCTCTTGGCCTTCCCCAGGAATTTGGTTGCACGGATGACCTGATAAAGTCTGGGATCCGCATCGTCTTTTATCGGCCATACTATTTGTTCTGTATTAATTTTGAGTGACCGCGGCGCGCCGGCGTGCCCGGGCCAGGTCAACCTCAAGCGATCTGATCGCATCTCTGTATTTTTCACGAATATTCTCTTCTACATTTTTCTTAAAAATAACAATAGGATCGTCATCTTGTTCCATTCGACATGTCGGGCATTCGATACTCGTTTCGAACCATTGTATTATACACTTGTCATGAAACATGTGCTTACACTTTAGCCTTTTATCAGATCTCTTTGTCAATTCTAGGCATATAGTGCAGGTGTGAGTCATGTGGGCCCGACACTTTCCGTCTTCGACCGCTTTCTGTCTGCATTTTTTACCTCCTAAAGTCACCGACGAACAATTCATACTATGATATGATACGAATAATTTCTTCGTGAATTTCCTCAGCCGAGCGTTCAGCATCAACTATGTAGACTTTACACGGCAGTGAGACCAGAAAAGTTTCATATTGTGCGTCGAGTTCTTTGAGATATTCGAGACTAACCTTGGAGTCTCCGCTCTGGCCTCTGGTCTGTATGTGTTGGTATGCTCTTTCTGGGGACTTTTTGAGAAATATATACTTTTCTGGGAACCATTTGAACTTTTCAAAATACGCGGCATAGGTATTGTGTTCCATATGGGTCACGAGTTCTTTTCTGAAGAGAATCTCCCAAAATACCCATCGAGCACTCAGTATAGATCTCTCATGGATTTGACACCGGGGATTTTCAGTCATGAAAATGACCATGTGAAAATAGAACGCCCAGCGTCTCGGATCATTATAAAATTCTTCGAGAGGCCATTGGTCTATGGGCTCTCGGTGAACGGAAAAACCTTTCTTTTCGAGCAAGTCGAGTTGGGTCGTCTTGCCGGCACCAATAGTCCCGTCAATGACTATAGTCATATAGTATATAGGTCGAGACTCTTTATTCATCCTCAACAAGAGGCTTGGGGAGAGACGTGCGGCAGGCGGCGTTCTTGAGTGGAAGATTCAGACCCTCAAGCGAGGTGTTCTGAAGATATGTTCTATATCTGTAATTGTCCTGGAAAGCAATACCCTGATTGAGCATGAGCGTGTCATTCATAATTTTTGACGACTCATAGGACGTGAGACACCGGCCATCGGCCATACCCATACGCTGGGACATTTACTATTCAATTACATTTTATTTCCGCAACACATCTACCCATTCTTGAAATCGAGCTCCTAGAATCGTATCAAATAGCTCGGGGGTTGCGACAGGTCGAACAAGAACATCTTTCGTGATCACCCTGTTTATGATTTCATACGAATGGGCTATTTCGTCGAGAGTCTGCGCCCCGGTCACTATTATCTTACCGGTGCTGAAGATGCTCGCGGTCACTTGCTTCATACCTACCACCGGAACAAACTTGACCTTGACTGCGCTATATCTGTCAGGATCAAACGTAACTTTGAATTTTGTCGGGTCCCCAAAGGCCTTTATAACTTTATGTAGATTGACCGAGCAATTTAATGAGAAATTCGTATTTATCATCTTTACCCCAATTTCTCCAATCGGTATGTCTTCTTCTGTGTCGAGCACGACGTGCAGAATAAAGGAAAGTTGTTTGAGGATCCGCCGACAGTCGAAAAGGTCAGAGCACCCAGCGACCTGTATCGAACCATTAGGAAAAATCTTGATGCTTTTTCTTGAATACTGGTCCTGATAGCCAATAGTTACTTGGTTATAGAATGCAGTCTCCTTCATCTTCCACTCGAACCCTCTAAACCGAGAGCCCTTTTGGCGGACCGTCACCGAACCCAACTTTGTGAAATTTTCACGAAATTTAGCCATGTCGATTGCCTGCAAAAACTTGGAACACATCGTGATCGTAGTCACTCTGACCCATGATGGCTCTGGTCTTTCCTTGTCTTTAATGATCGATTCACGAAACGAATTGAGTTTCAAAATATAAGCAAATGTTGTATGAGGTGCGTCCATTTTTAGTTTGTAACTGGATGGACTATGGAGTTTAAGCCTTGACATGACGCTTTTTTCGTGCAGCCTTTTTCACAATGTCTGCAAATGGTCTCTTGAGAATGTATGACTTTATAATCTTTTTGTAATATGTTTTGCGCTTCTCATCATCGGGATGGATATTATTCGTCTTTGTAATATTATGAGCTATGATTGATATTAATTTTTGTTTCTTAATTGAATCCAAAACTTTATTGAGTTTTCTCGTTCGTATATGTTTCAGTGCATTTTCTGGTCCGCCGAGTTTTTGAACCGCCTCTACAGCTGCGGGGCTAGCACCTTTTATTTCTATAGCCTGTTTTACATTCCCGTTCGTCTCGTTGAGAGCCTCGGCCGCGATGGCTACTTCAGGAACACCTCCCGGCACCATAGCGATCGTCTCGAGGGCCTTTGTATGGTTCCCAGAATTCGGCAGGCGCTGCAAGGCTCCAGAGTTGTTCGGCAGTCGGCGCAAGGCTCCAGAGTTGTTCGGCAGTCGGCGCAAGGCTCCAGAGTTGTTCGGCAGGCGTGGGACTCCGTAACTCGATGGAGGGGCGCCCCCTTCAATTCGTGAATGAATTCTACGAAGGTTATTCATGTTTGAGTTGGTCGGGCGTCCTCCCGAGGCCGGTCTAGAAACGCGTCGCATCTGTTCGAGTATTACCTTTTTTATATTTGAATTATTAACCTTTCCCAAATTTGATACAAAATTGGAGAGTGTCATTTTGTTCCGAGCATTTCTGATATCATTTATTGCCAGACCCGAGACGCTCTTGCGTCTCTCTGAATTTTTTGGAAGGGACCTCAAAAGGTCACCTATGAGACGAGCTCTCTTGGATGGTGAATATTCGTATTTTATTTCTCGAATTCTTTCATTTATATTTTCTTTTTTCAATTTTGAAGCCGCGAGGGCGACATCCTTCCCGAGGGCTCCCCTCATGACCGCCATTATATTTTCAGCCGATTGATTTTTTACTATACGCTGAGCCATAGTGTTTGAAATATTTTTTGTGAGTTGAGTTTTTTTCGTCACTAATTTTGAAATAAAATTGCTAGAAATTGCATCCGCAGCAGAGAGGGCTGCGTTTTTCCCGAGCCCCCCCTTGAGTATGGATATGACCGTATCCTCTGGGGCGTTTTTGACAGCCCGTGTGACCAGAGGGCCGGACAGATTCTTCGGCAGGACCGTACCGTTTGCTATCAATTTTGAAATAGAATTGACAATATCTGAAGAGGGCGCGGCGCTCACGAGGGCCTTGGCCTCAGGGCCGCTCGGTGCCCTTTGTATAATCTGGACTATGCTCGGTACTATGTTCTGTGTCTTTTTGAGATTGAGGAGGGCCTGCGTCGGGTTCACCTGATTTCGAACAATATTCGATATTTTTTGGACCAATTCTTGATTCGCCATATCCTAGTAGTATGACAGAAAAAAAGTGATGTCAAGGCTTGAAAACTCACAGCCCTGATCCAGGCACCATGAAAATGTCAGGACTCAAGACGCGCCTCATTTCGCCTTACCAGCACGAGGGCCTCAGGTGGCTCGTGGAGCGCGAGGCCGATGTAACGCGCCCGGGTGGCTTTCTTTGTGATGAAATGGGCCTAGGAAAAACAGTCCAGCTCATCGCAATGATGTTGGTGAACCCAAAGCCACGGACGCTCGTGATTGTTCCAAAGTCAATCGTCGGCCAGTGGTGCGACGAGATTGCTCGATTCGCGCCCTCTCTAAAAACGCACGCCTTTGACGGGGCCAAGCGGGCCCTTCCACCAAATATCCCCAATGTGGTCGTGGCTCCATATTCTGTTCTGCCCCACCGGGTAGGCTCTCCCCAGTGCGAACTTTTAGGAATCAATTGGGATCGAATTATCCTCGATGAAGGTCACGAAATTCGCAACCGAAAAAGCAAGAGTCACATCGCGTGCATGGCGCTCCGAGCCCCTATTCGCTGGGTCGTGAGCGGGACGCCTATATTCAACTCGATAAAGGATTTTGTGGCTCTGTGCTCATTTGTTCGAATTCCAAAAGATGTCGTCCAGGGCTACCCAACCGAGGTCAAGGAAAAATACGTATTGCGCCGAACAAAGATCGATGTCGCTCGGCACAATGCCCGCCTCGAACTTCCTCCGTGTGACTTTCAGAATATCGAACTCGAAATGTATGATGAGGAAAAGGAGCTGTATCGCAAAGTGTTCGAGAACGGTCAGGCGGTCGTGAGTCACGTGGTCAAACACGGAAATCAGAACCTGCACCAGATGGAACTCCTCGAGTGTCTTTTACGGGCGCGCCAAGTGATGACCTGGCCTCAGCTCTATCTCGACGGCCTCGCGCTCAAGGAGGATACTGACCCTGAACCGTGGTGCGGGCGATCCCGCAAGATGGAGGAACTCATCCGATTGATCGGTGAGGTCAAAAACGAAAAGACATTGGTGTTTACACAATTTATGGGAGAAATGGATGAGATCCAGGAGCGCCTGACAGCGAACGGACACAAGGTTCTTCGGATCGACGGGTCAGTCTCCAAGGAAAATCGGGACGAAAGGATCAAGGAATTCAAGACTGGCCCTGTTTCTGTATTTTTGATACAAATTAAGGCGGGTGGCGTAGGCCTCAACCTTCAAGAGGCGACCCGGGTCTACATTACATGCCCTTCGTGGAACCCGGCGACTGAGCTCCAGGCAATCGGGCGAGCGCACCGCACGGGTCAGACCCAAAAGGTGGTCGTCCGGCGCCTCATTTATGTGGGTGAGGAGCAGATGCCCTCGGTCGAACAATCGATCATGAAGCTTCAAGAAGACAAGGCCAAGGTATGCGCGGAAATTCTGAACGACGAGCGGATAGCGACACAGGTTCCTAATGCGTCAAAAACGAAGATCACCATCCACGCCTTGAAGAAGATATTTGCCGTGTAATTAAAATGTTGACACTTAATACAATGACGATAGGTTCTAGAGCTCAGGTCTATCACGGGAACGCGACAGAGACGGCGGGGGGGCTCAAGAAGAAGGACCTCAAGAAAGACGCCAAGACTGGTTCAATTGTTAGCAAGGTCAAATCCAAGGATGAGAAGAAGAATCCATGGATAAAGGCGGTCGCAAAGGCAAAGAAGGAACTCGGTATCACCGGGTTCGCCCTGGTCCAGGGGAAGCTGCTCGAGCGTGCCCGTGAAATTTATTCCAAGTAAATATAAATGCTCGCGTGGATACTCATTCTGACCCTCGCTGTTTTCATGGTCGCGACAAGCTCAATTGCCATTGAGTGTTTCAATTCGAACAAAGATTTTTCAGACAAAAAAAAGAGAAATCGTAAATTTATATCAGCGATGTTGTGGACTGGAGTCGCGGGTATACTATTGTTTTTCATTCGTATATTTGCTAGTCTTGTGCTTCACATCTAGAGAAAGGCACATTGACCTTTCTGAAATACAGGAGCCTCTGTCACGACCGGCTCATCAGGTGTATAGGTCTTGATTTGGGCGGCTCGGCACACGAGCCCCCACGACCCGTTAAAAAAATAGTTCGACTCTACGTCGACCAGACATGACAGCTCGTGCCCTCGAAAGAGTCCCTCTTTTACCTCGGGCAAGATCTGTTTTGAATTTTCATCGAAAATATATGTAGCTCGATCAATCTTGAGTCGAAGTTCGTCGGGACCCTTGAGGTTCGAACTGAAAGGATCGCGCGGGCACAGGTGAGTCTCCAGCCTTTTCCACCAATCTACAAATTCTTGACTCGGCAAAGTGATATTCAGGCTACTATAGGCAGAGACGCCCCATATACAAAGACCCCGAGGAATCTGGAACCTTAGAATCTTTCCATTATAAAAGAATCGGTCCTTTGTTCCCGGCTTGATCTCTATCCTGTCTATATCTATGTCAGACCACATGCTGGGTCAACTAGTCTAACCTTTAACTCTATATGATAATGACTATGAATATTTGGAGTCATTAAATAGGCCCCTGAAGAAAAATATATCTCCTCTTGATGAAGCCCACCGATGAGAGTCAAAAATTCATCCATATAAGCAATTTCGACAGGTCTCCTCACAACATGAAACCCTGTCCGGAATGTATGGAGAGATTTTGTTTCTAAATTGTAAAATATTCCATCATGATCCATCTTTTTTTCAATGGTGACTATTCTGGAAGGGTCTAGTTTACGCGGTGAGACCATAGACTAGACGAATTTTATTTGTTTATTTACTATTATTACATGTGTAGTAGCAACCATAGGTCCGAATATGACCTGATCTTGCCTGTATATTTCCCATTCATACTCGTCCCAGCCCATATTGAAAATATAAAGACCCTCTGGTCGGTAAGATGAAAATTCTATACCCTTTCTGAGAATCCATGAAGGGTCACTTCGGTCCCACATTGTTTTTGTTTTTTTATTGTAGACAATTTCGGATCTGAATTCAAAATTTTTGTCTATGGATAACTTTTTCGGGCCAACTTTGAATGCCCGGCGGGTGTCTATGTCAGAGATGAATTGTATCATGTGCCAGAATATATCATCTGGCAAATTTTTCCAGCACAGGTCCATTAAATTTAGATATACAATTAACCCGAGCACATATCGCACGCCCCAGGGTTTGCCAGGGAACATGCGAGGGCGAGGGGCACTGTGACTTGCTGAGCCTTGGTCTTGGCTCTGGTCCTCAAGTAATAGAGCCCAGTCTTGAGCCCCTTCTTCCAGCTATATAAATGCATGGAGCTGAGCTTCGCCAGAGTTGGATTTTCTATAAACAAATTGAGGGACTGTGACTGATCTACATATGCGCCCCTGTCGGCGCTCATATCGATGAGAGATTTTTGCGGAATTTCCCAGACAGTCCTGTAAATCTCCTTGAGCCTTTCTGGAACATCGAGGTCCTGAATGCTTCCACCGGACCGGACAATTTCGGTCTTGACGGTCTTGTTCCATTTTCCTATACTCTTAAGATCTTTGATGAGGTGCTTGTTTACCATAACAAACTCTCCGGCCAATGTCCGACGCAAGTAAATGTTAGTCGTATAGGGTTCGAATGCTTCGTTGTTTCCCAGAATCTGGGCCGTGGAGGCGGTAGGCATAGGTGCGACCAAGAGCGAGTTGCGAAGACCATACTGACTTATATCGCGTTTCAGAGGGTCCCAATTCATAGTGGGAGTTACACCCCATAAATCAAACTGAAGTTCGAGACGAGAAAATGCGGGTGATCCTCGGCATGTCTCATACATACCTTCCTCTCGGGCCAACAGGCAAGATTCTGAAACGGCCGCATAATAGATGCATTCAAAAATTGTAGAATTTAACTTGCGGGCTTTGGGTTCGTCAAAGGCGAGTCCGAGCATCATGAAGACGTCGGCCAGACCCTGGACTCCTATCGCAATCGGGCGGTGCCTGAGGTTAGACTTTCGCGCAGCTTCTGTTGGATAATAATTTCGATCAATGACTCGATTCAAATTCCGGGTAACGACCCGGGTTATATCATGAAGCTTGGAATAGTCAAACGAAAGAGTTCCTTCGACCTTCGATACGAATGCAGGAAGACTCAGGGAAGCCAGATTGCATACGGCCGTCTCATCTGGTGTAGAGACCTCCATTATTTCCTGGCACAAATTGCTCGATTTGATAGTGCCTATATTCTTTTGATTTGACTTGGCATTCGCAGCATCCTTGTAAGACATGTAGGGAGTCCCAGTCTCAATCTGACTCTTGAGCATGGCGTCCCATATGGCCCGAGCCCGGACCTCCTTCTTGAACCGTCCTTGGTCTACATACATATCGTACAATGTGTTAAATTCTGTGCCCCAGACGTCCTGAAGGCCCGGGCATTCATCGGGGCACATGAGGTGCCACGGGCCATCCTCCTCTACGCGCTTCATAAACAGGTCCGGAATCCAGAGGGCCGTGAAGAGATCGCGGCACCGGGCCTCTTCGTCCCCTTGATTCAGACGCAATTCAAGAAATTCAAAAATATCCGCGTGCCACGGTTCTAGATAAATTGCAAATGATCCCTTCCTCTTTCCACCCCCTTGATTGACATACCGGGCCGTGTTGTTGAACACGCGGAGCATAGGGATTATACCATCTGCGATTCCATTTGTCCCTTTGATTCGGCTTCCCCTGGCCCGAACATTCGAACAATGGATCCCGATACCCCCCGACCATTTTGAGATCTGCGCACACTCCTTGAGCGTGTCGTAAATTCCTTCGATAGAATCATCTTTCATGGCGATTAGAAAACACGAACTCATCTGGGGTCGCGGAGTCCCTGCGTTGAAAAGTGTCGGCGTTGCATGTGTGAAATAATGAGTCGACATGAGATCATATGTCTCTCGAACCCTGGCACTATCTCCCCCGTGAATACCCAGGGCGACCCTCATAAACATATACTGGGGCGTCTCGCCATTATTGAGATAGCCCCTCTGAAGGGTCTTGATCCCAAAATAGCTAAAAAGATAATCTCGCGAGTGAACGATCCACGTGTCCATATTGAGAGAGACATTCTTGATTGTCTCTAGAGAGACGATTCCCTGGGAATGCAGCGCGAGCATCGCATCACTGAATGTAAGGGGACACGTCTTTTGTAAATTTGAAACTATAATTCGGGTCGCAAGAATTTCATACTCGGGATCATCAGTGATCATGCCTATGGCGACCTCAGCGCTCAGATTATCAATCTCTGAAGTTGATATTCCGTCATACATTCCCGAAAAACACTTCTGAGCAACCTTGTCTGGCTGAACTCCTTTGAGGGGAAGAAATTCTGGAGCCTCATTTAATTTTGATATCCTTTTCGTGACCTTGTCGAAGAGCATAGGCGAATAATCTCCAGAACGTTTTATGACCCTCATTAGCATTACAATGTCCTACTTTTTTATGTAGCAGTATGTCAATGGAGATGCGACCGATTCGTCGGACTACACCCACGCCTCTCGGAAACGCCTTCTTTTCCGAGTTTAACAGAGAGGCCATAAACAAGGCTATACGGGACAAGGTTCATCAGAGGACCGGGCAATATATTGACAACCAGAATCAGATGGATCTGGAGACGCTGATGAGAACCGTCTGGACCGACATGGCCAAGGATCCTTATAGAGATGTTAGGACCCAGGTCGCCGAGTTCAACGCAGAGGTGGTCCACAGGGCGTCCGGAACGATCGTGACCGGCCTGCTCCAACAACTTTTATACATGCGGGACATTTCTGAGAACCCTATACCGATCGACATACCAATCAGCACGAGCACTGCCGGTAATAAACTTCCGAGCAATTTTAAGTTTGGTATCAACAAATGACATCGTTACTTAAACCGGGCCAGCGTTAAACTATTAACAATGAATAAATATCGTGATGAGACGGCAGATATGTGTAAGCAAAAAGGTTGGGACAAGGCGCCTATCAGTGCTGTATGGATGTTATATACAGAAGAAAATGGTGAACTCGCGAGCGCGATCCGTCAACACCAGAGGTTCTACCGCAAGACTGGTCTCAAAAAAGATCATGGGTCCGACGTGAAGATGGAAATGGGTGATGTATTTAGTTATCTCTTTCAGCTGGCATATATGCTCGATGTAGATCTGGACGAAATGTGGGAGCTCCATCGAAAAAAGATTCAGACCAAAGTCTATGCAAAAAATAATGTGAGTGTATTTTAGAATGGCATCAGAGCTTATGATAGATGACCGTCTTCAAATAGACAAGTTTAACCCATCAACTTGGACTGGCGACTTTGGAGTCAATTCGGGCGGCTTCCCCAAGGGTCTAGTCATTGATGGTTCCGTTACAAATGCAATCGATGAGACGCCAACAGACTACAGCGATGACCTCCGAGTGAAGCCGGCCGATCTCTCCGGAAATGTATATTTAAAAACGATCGCTTCTGGAGATGCCCCAAATGGTATATTCACTGCCCGCAAGTTTGAATATTCTGACGGGACAGTGACATGGATGCGTCCAGGACAGCCTTGGTCCTGGATAAAGAAGAAAAGCGACAAGATCCGTGAAGATTCGTTTCTATGGGTTCTGGCATTGGTCTTATTGGTATTTCTGTTTTGTCTATCGCGCTAGATTGGCGTCACTTTGGCCGCAACAACCTTGACAAGTTTTTTTTCTAAAATATCTTTTTCATTTTTTGAACGTGTTTCCAACTTGGGGCATTCATGCACCTCAAGTTGTATGCAGCGCGCACAAAACATCCCTTCACACTCGCGGCACTTGAAGAACTTGGGTTTGTGCTTGCACATCGTCTACTATTTCACAAACAGTTTTAATCTTAATATACGTATTACAATCATCTACAATCTCGCACAAACCTCTGGACCAGCCTTGAACGATGCGCTCCCAGCAGGCTTTCATGGCTGGCAAATATCTCGCGAACCATTCACGATCGCGCAAGACACGAACAACGACAAATTCGGGAGGGTCGCCTGGTCTATATTGAATAAAGTCACATTCTTCCAAATCTGTAATTTCCAATAAAAGTTGAATCTGAGGAACATAGTATTTTGGAACCTTTTTTTCAATTTTCCGAGTCAAAGGGCACTTTATTTCTATCAAGAGACCATCTTCAGTTATACCGTCTGCAGATCCCCCGAGCCAAGGATAATCCTTGTGTTGGACCAGACCAATCTCGTGTGATCTCCGCCCATAGGTCTTGTCGTAGAGATCTCTGACAAATGGCTCGAGTTCTGTCCCGTGGGCCGTCGCCGCATTTCCGGCCCATTTTGTTCGAAGAACCTTTTTTCTTACAAATTCATCTGGAGATTCGTAGTGATTTTCTCCGATGGCGCTCGCAACGTCACTCGCTGTAATCATATTCTCTCTGAGTTCTAACCATTCCTCAGATCTTTGTTCTGCGTATTTTCGCCCGATCAATTCACGGACTCTCGGGTGGATCTCGGCGGGCTGCATTGACTGGAATTTTCTTATTCTTAAAACGTGGATCAGTCTTAAGCACTATTTCGGCGGCATTTTGCTCGGCCTGTTTCTTGGTCGTTGAGATACCTAGACCACAAATCATATCGTCGACTATGACCGTTATGTGAAATTGTCCGTTCACTTGATTGATAACCTTGTAGTCTGGCAGTGGATATTTCAGGGCCTGGCACCATCGCATCAATTGATCCTTATAATTGTCATCCACGAGAGATGTCGTAACTTTGGTGAACGAATCAAGTATAAATTTCTTAGCATGAACCATTCCGATATCAAGATAGATTGCCCCGACCAAAGCCTCGAAAACATCCTCCATAATGTGCTCGTTGGTATTCCAACCGTTTCGTTCACCCTTTTCATCCATAAGGATCAATTCATCGAGTCCGAGCGCTTTTGAGATTTCACATAGCGTTTTGCCTCGCACCATCTTTGTTCGTGCTCGGGTCAAAAATCCCTCTTGCTCCTTTTCGTGCATATCAAAGAGGTGTTTAGTGATGACGAAACCTAAGACAGAATCTCCCATAAATTCAAGAGTTTCATATGAGCCCGTCAAATTTTCATATCGCTTCAGCGCGCTCTTGTGCGTGAAAGCGCGCTGATACAATTCCAAATTTTTGATTTTTGTGCCTATGAGTTTATTTATTATGGAATGTGTTAACATTTATATTGAATGAGGATTATTATTTTAAGCCTTGACAACCTTGGGGCGGCTCTTCTTTTCCTTCGTGACGGGAGCAGCCACCACAGGCGTCTCTTTCAAATAATGGCGGTTGACATACTTTTGCATATTCAGGAACGTGAGCTGGACTCCATCGGGAACTTGCAGTAGGCTCTTGAGCTCGGCGTTCAGTGAAATATTCTGACCCTTCTTCAAATCGTGCGTCTCGTAATACTTATTCAGAAGCTTATTGACCTGAGAGCGAGAAATCTTCTCATTCTCCGGGAGGCTCAGAAACGCGCGAAGCTCTTCTGTGATAATCTGTGGCTTGTTGAAGCCGTTGTTCTGGGACTTGACCGCGCGCTTTTCGCCGGTCGGATCCTCAATGTGCTGCCTAATCTTGCGCACATCCTTGCGTAGAGATCGAAGCTCCTTGTCGATGACTTCGATCGCAGACGTGAGAGTATCAAGAGACGCCATTTATTTTCTATAAGTTTTCAATCTTTAAGCCGATTATTACAATAATGAGTATCAAAAGAGTCAAAAGTATGTTTCGGCTCGGAGGGGCC